CTACGCTAACAAGTGCAACTGTGGCTAATTATGCTGTGTTTGATGCAACAGTTCCACATAGAAATTTCCCTGTTGATGGAAATTTAAAATGGACAGGTTCTGCATCTAGTCCAGGTTCTGCACCATTTGGTTTAGGATGCCAAGTAAATTTCCCAATGAGTTCTGGCAAATGGTATTGGGAAGTTACAAAGTTAGGCGGAACTTCTAACCTTATAGGTATTCTTGATACTGCTGTAGCATACACAGGTAATGCTAGTGAAGGCGGTTCTGACGGAACAGTAAATAGTTATTATTATTTAACTGGTGGTGGTTCTTGGTTTAGCACAACATTTAACCCATCTTTTGGTTCTTCTTATGCAACTAATGATGTAATTGGAGTTGCTTATGATGCAGACAATAATAAATTATATTTTGCTAAAAATGGAACATGGCAAGCAAGTGGTGACCCAAGTGCTGGCACAAATGGAGTTTCAGTTGTAAACCAAAGTGGTTCATGGGTTCCAATGATGTCATCAGGTTCATACACAAGCAATTCTTTTGCTTTTAATGGCGGTCAAAGACCTTATGCTTATTCTGTTCCAACAGGGTTCAAAGCACTAAACACATATAACCTACCTGATAGCACTATCAAAAAAGGTAATACTGTGATGGATGCAACGCTATATACAGGTAATGGTTCTACACAAACTATTACTAATGCAGCTAGTTTTAAGCCTGACTTTGTTTGGGTAAAAACAAGGTCAAGTGGTAGTTATGGTCATGCTTTATTTGATTCTGTTAGAGGAACACCTAGACGATTAGCTTCAAATTTAACTGAAGCAGAAAATACTACTGGTTCTTTTGGTCAAGTTTCATCTTTTAATTCAAATGGATTTACTGTTGCAACAGGTAGTTCAGATTTTGGTGAAACAGGAGCAAATACATTAACTTATGTAGGATGGCAATGGCAAGCTGGACAAGGTTCCACATCATCTAACACTTCAGGTTCTATTACATCTACTGTATCTGTAAACACAACTGCTGGGTTTAGTGTGGTGACATGGACTGGAAATGGAACAATTGGTGCTACAGTAGGTCACGGTTTGGGTGTTGCACCATCAATGATTATTGTTAAACAGCGTAGTGGTACTGAATCATGGGCAACTTATCATATATCTCTCGGTGCGACTAAATATTTAAACCTTAATCAAGATATTGCTGCTGCAACCTCTATTACCCGTTGGAATAACACAACTCCGTCTAGCACAGTAATAACTTTTTACAATGATGACGTAACAAACCGCAGCGGTGGAACTTATGTAGCTTATTGCTGGGCAGCTATACCAGGATTTAGTGCTTTTGGTTCTTACACAGGTAATGGTTCTGCTGATGGTCCATTTAATTATTTAGGCTTTAGACCTGAATTTATTATAATTAAATTATCTTCTGCAACTGGACAACAATGGGTTCTATGGGATACTGCAAGAACAACTTATAATATTATGGGCAATTATTTACATCCTAGTCTTTCAAATGCAGAATCAACATTTGATGCTTTAGATTTTGTTTCTAATGGATTTAAAATTAGAGTTAATCATCCAGCAGTTAATACAAGTAGTGCAACTTACATATACATGGCATTTGCAGAAAACCCATTTAAAAACGCTAACGCAAGATAACAAAGGAAAAAATATGTTTTATTCAACAACAGACGGACAATATATTAACGAAGGACAAGCTTTCACAATTAGCGGTATTCAATATCCAGCTAATTGGCTTAATCTTTCAACACCTGAAGAAAAGTTAGCTATTGGGTTAGAGGAAGTAATTGCTACTAATCAGCCTGCTAACGATCAATATTATTGGGTGTCATCAACATTAGATAAAGCCACATTAACTTACACCAATACTCCAAAAGACTTGGATCAGGTTAAAACTAATTCAGTATCACAAATTAACGCTACAGCTTACAGTTTATTGTTTCCTAGCGATTGGATGGTTGTTAAAGCTACAGAAACATCAACACCTATTAATCCTGATTGGAATACATACAGAGCTAGTGTAAGAGCTACAGCAGATCAAAACAGAACAGCCGTAACACTTGCTGTGGATGTAGATGCAGTAGCGTCTATTATGGGTTCAATTGTATGGCCTAAATCACCAAATGAAGTTATTAAAGAAGTTGTTAAAGTAGCCGTAGAAACTCCTGTAGTAACAGTAGAAAATACTCAAACAACACAAACAGAGGTGGTCAATGAACAACTATAAATGGAAACTTTTAGAAGTAACCGCTGAGAATGATTTAGTGACTCACGCTTATTATCATGTAACTGCAACTGACGGTGAAAATTCTGTAGAAACAGAAGGCAACCATTATTTTAAAGGTAAAGACGTTGTTATTCCTTATGCAGAGATCAGAGAACAAACAATTTTAAATTGGATTAATGACGAAACAACCGTAGGTGAGGTTTCTAGTATAAAATCTCGTTTAGATCAACAATTATTAGAGCTAAAAAAAGACAAAACAGTTGGTTTTCCTTGGCTCTCTAACACATTTACACCTAATATCTAGGATTTATTATGCCAAAGCCAATAGACATCATATCAAGAGCCATGAAAGACATCGGTGCATTAGCATCGGGTGAAACTCCAACGGCAGACGAAGCCCAAGACGCTTTTGATATGTTAAACGACCTTATTGACCAATGGTCAAATGAGGACATGATTGTCTCCAACGTCAACCCATACTTCAGATGAATTTTCACCAAGACAATATACTTCTCTATGATCTACAATTATAGATACTAAATCGTCAGGCGATCCGTCTTTAGATGAAAAGCTTAAAGCTGGTGTAATTGGGCTTAAAGGATTAGTAGCAGCCCATTGTTGTGAGTTAGGTCTGTTGTAAACAAAATAGTTATCTACAATGTCAACTGTATTGCCACCTTCAAATGCACCATCAGTAGTGGGTAAAACAGTAAAGTTTAACGCATACATTGTTCTAGACGTTACGGTTTGAGATGCGCTTATAGGATATGTTCCTGTTGTGCCTGATCCTGTGCCAAACGTTAATGTAAGTTTTAAACCTGTGCCAGCGCCACTTGATGATGTAGATACATCGTTAGCAGGTTGTGAAGTGTAAGAACCAGCGTTATTTAAAGTTAATCCTGTTACTACTCCGCTTGCTACAGTTGAAACCGTATAAGTTGCAGGCGTTGTTCCGTAAACACCGCCTAATACAGTTACAGTATCGTTGACTGCATAACCTGTGCCACCTGCGGCAATTGTTTGGCTTAATACTGAAGCATTACCTAAAGCAGTAATTATGGTGTTAGCTGAAACAGTTGAGCCTTGAATAGTTTGGCCTGGAAACAATGTGCCTGAGCTAGCTGTTACTGTCATTGTAGTGCCTGACATTGAAGCAGTTAATACTGAAGCTACAGCAGCAGTATTCATTAATCCTGAAGCTACTGTTTGGCTTTGATTAACGGTGTATGTTCCAACACCACCTGTGCCTGTGCCTAAAGCTGTGATAACAGTTGCATTAGTAACGCCTAAACCAAATAAAGCTTGATTAATACCTATTGTGCCTGATGTAACTGCGGTAACTGTTAATGTTGTGCCTGAAATAGAGCCTGTAAATAAAGCGCTTGAAGGAGTAGAAATGCGCCATGTGTAACGATAAGAACCATCAACAATATAAACGTTTAATCCGTTATCACTAATGCCTACTCGACCTGTTGAAGTATTTAATTGACCTATTAATGTAGGTGTAAATTCATTAGTTAAAACATATACAGAAGGGCCAACAACTGCCACCATGTATTCGCCACCTGACACAGTTCGCATACCACGAACTTCTTGTTTGTTTTGAAATACAATAGATGCTGTAAGGCCAGGCGTTGGGTATAAAGCTACAACACCTCTTTGACCTTCGCCTTTTAATGGATCAATTTCAGGGCGAAAGTTAATACATTCTTGGCCATCTTGATAAATGGAAGGCGCTTCATAACTTGGGCCTACAAAGCCAAAATCAGCCATTATCTAAAGAATCCGCCTGTTAATATCCAACCAGCGTCTTTTTGACGGCTAGATAATAGTGCATCGTTAAATCTTGCAGATTGCATAGGCTTCATATTGGTGCGTTTTAATGTTGCTTTAGCTTGTGCAGCAAACGCCACAATCATCGCTATTTGCGTTTGTGAGGCTTTG